AAGACTATCCAGAAGTCGCACGAGCCATGCTCGCATCCGGAACTCAAACCGGCAATATTGAGATTGGTGGATTAATGCTGTGCCGCGCCCCTGTAGAGATGGTTGATCAGCGCAACGGGTTCTACCTGAAGCAGGCCAACGATTGGATGCAGAGTGTGGACAGTAATTTCATGCGCGAAAATGATCCAAGGATGCCGCTGTTTAATGACAGACGTTCTGAGGTCAGATTCGGTAAGAGATAACCTCATTTGGAGTAACTTAAATGGCTTACCCGACTATTTCAGGCCCTTATGGTCTGCGTCCGGTCAATTTGATCGGCGGTCAGGTGTTTGCCGGAGCCACTCGCCAGCGTCGGATCGTAAACTCCAGCGCAAGCAGTATTGGTTTTGGTGACCCTGTGAAGTTTGACAACAACGGTTGCGTTGTTGTTTGTACCGAAACGACTGCTGCCCCAACAACTGGTTTTGCCGGTGTGTTCATGGGCTGTACGTTTGTTTCTGCTGTAACTGGCCAGCCCACGTTTTCTCAGGCATGGATTTCTGGAACCGCAATTGCAAGCAACACATATATCGTTGCTTACATCTGTGAAGATCCAGATCAGTTGTTCCAGGTTTGCGGCGTAAGTGGCACGACGGTTGTTTCTACTACATCAGGATTTACGTATACAGACGTCGGTCTAAACGTATCTATGGTTGCAAACACCCTGAATACCACGACCAAGGACAGCCGTTACGCAGTAGATATTGCAAGCGGTGCAACGACTCAAACTCTGCCTTTGCGAGTCATCGATGTGGTGCCTGATACGGCATTCACTTATAGCGGTACTCTGTACTACCCAGAAATCATCGTTAAGTTCAATGCAGCTTATGTAGTGCAGGCAACTGGCGTGGTGACGGGCGGTCATGCGTACAACAACCCAGTCGGACTGTAAGGGGAAACTTAAATGGCTATTTCACGCGCACAACTACTGAAAGAGCTGCTCCCCGGCCTGAACGCCCTGTTCGGTCTTGAGTACGCTCGTTATGGCGAAGAACACAAAGAGATCTACGAAACCGAGACCTCTGAGCGTTCATTTGAAGAGGAAACCAAGCTGTCTGGATTCTCGGCCGCACCGGTCAAGAACGAAGGCGCTGCGATTCGTTATGACAACGCGCAGGAAGCTTGGACAGCTCGCTACACCCACGAGACGATTGCTATGGGTTTCTCGATTACCGAAGAGGCAATCGAAGACAACCTGTACGATTCGCTCAGCTCACGTTATACCAAGGCACTTGCTCGCGCCATGGCATACACCAAGCAGGTGAAAGCAGCGGCCGTATTGAACAACGGATGGGCATCAAGCGTTACTTACGGTGACGGCCAGCCTCTGTTCTCTACAGCACATCCTCTTGTATCCGGCGGCACTAACAGCAACACGCCCGCGACCCAGGCAGACTTGAACGAGACTTCGTTGGAAAACGCAGTCATTCAAATCGCAGCTTGGACCGACGAACGTGATCTGTTGATCGCAGCTCGCCCACGCAAGCTTATCGTTCCTCCTAACCTCCAGTTCGTGGCAACGCGTCTGTTGGAAACCGAACTCCGTGTCGGCACCAACAACAACGACATCAACGCCATCAAGAACAACGGTTCGATCCCAGAAGGCTACACGATCAACCACTTCTTGACCGACACGAACGGCTGGTTCCTCACCACCGATGTACCCAACGGATTGAAGCACTTCGTGCGGACACCGATGAGTACTGGAATGGACGGTGACTTTGACACGGGGAACGTCAGATACAAAGCCCGTGAGCGTTATTCCTTTGGCGTATCGGATCCATTAGGGATCTTTGGTAGCCAGGGCGCATAACAGCAAGCTCTTTGTAAACAACAGAAGGGGGTTGCGGCCCCCTTTTGTTTGTCCTATAATTCTCTGTGTCAAAGACAGGAGAAAGAAATGGACACTACAAACCTACCCAAAACCCGCAAAGAAGCTCAAGACTCAGGAGCTAAGTATTACTTCACAGGCGAACCCTGTAAGTACGGTCACATAGCGCCACGCAAAACAAAAGGTTCTTGCGTTGAATGCCTAAAGGTTGAATGGGAAAAAGCCAATACCACTAGGGCAGATTACTTCCGCGAGTACAACAAATCAGAAGCCGGGCAGAAAGCTAAGCGCAAGTACTACGAAGCTAACAAAGATGAGGTTATTGCTAAGGCCGCTAACAGATCAACCGAGGAGAGACGAAGGTCAAGGAACAAGCACAAGAAGGCAAACCCAGAGCTATACAAAGAACTGGTTAATGCGCGTCGTCGTCGATTCAGGCAAGCAACTCCCAAATGGTTGGATGAAAAGCAACGCATGGAAATACGTCTGAAGTATCGCCTTGCCTTGGAAATGAGTAAGGCTACTGGAATTAAATACGCGGTAGATCACGAGATACCATTGTTTGGTGAAAACGTATGCGGCCTACACGTCCCATGGAATTTGCGTGTAATCACACAAGAGGAAAACCTCTTGAAGTCCAATAAGCTGATTGACTCCCACCCTAATAACTGATACAACCACCCTACTAGGATTTAACTCATACCGACTGGCCTAGCAGACTTAGTAGAGACGGTATGAGGATGCGCTACTACGCGGAGTTATCATGGCTATTTCTACCTTTGACGGTCCAGTCCGTTCCCTGGGCGGTATTTATCAACAAGGTCCGTCCACGATCGTTGAGATCACTTCCAGTACCACATTAAATCCCGTGGCCCATGCAGGCCGGATTATTTCTGTTGGCGGCACGCTTGCAGCTAACGTGGTTCTGACACTTCCAGCAATCAATACCTCGGCTAACGTATCCTCGTCTGGCCCTGGCAATGACCCCAATACGGCTAACAACGAAGGCGTTGTTTATACGATCTGGGTTCCCACCACGATTGCTACGTCTTCCCTGAAGATTGGTACCGATGGCACTGACAAGTTTGTTGGTACGATCCTTGGTGTTGATACTGATTCTTCCAATGCGCTTGTGGCTTACACGGCCGGTGCTTCCAATGACTTCATCAACTTCAACGGTACAACGACCGGTGGCGTTGCTGGCTCATGGGTCCAGATCGTTGCCATCGCAGCTAACAAGTACATGGTAAACGGTATTGCACTTGGCTCTGGTTCGGTTGCTACACCCTTTGCTGATTCCTAATAGGAGTGCATCATGGGGATGCAAACCGATGTTAAGCAGGCCCACTTAAACGGTAGCGGTTTTTTTGTAAAAGGCCGCAACCGTGTAAAAGGCATTTCAATGGTTGGGGCAGGTTCTGCGGACGGGACGTTAGTTTTATTTGACGCAGCCGCAGCACCAGTTACTGCAAGTGTTACCTATGCTCGGTCAGGTACAACCGTGACGGTGTCAAAAACGGCACACGGTCTTACCAGTGGGGCTGTCATAGGTATTCACTTTGCCTCGGGAACTGGTGGTACTGCAACAGATGGAACGTATACCGTGACTCGGATAGATGCCGATAGCTTCTCGGTGACGGACATCAATAGCGGGACGATTACCGGAACCCCGGCGGCGGTGTACGCAGTGGGCCGTTGGCTTATGACCTATGAAGTAGATTCCACAGATGTGTTTCAGAATGCGCCATTTATTCCGGGCGAAGGTGTATTAGCCAACACAGCGGTCTATGGCTATATGTCTAACATCGCTGCGGCACAGATCTATTATGGCTAAGACGCCAGCATGGCAGCGTAAAGAAGGTAAGAACCCGTCTGGTGGTTTGAACGCCAAAGGGCGGGCTTCATACAACGCAGCCAATCCTGACAAGCCAGGCCTTAAGGCTCCTCAACCCGAGGGTGGGTCACGTAAGAAATCATTCTGCGCCAGAATGGAAGGGATGAAAAAGAAGCTTACGTCGGCCAAAACAGCCAAAGATCCTAATAGCCGTATTAACAAAAGTCTACGCGCATGGAAGTGTTGAATGGATACGGGCGCTCTTATTTGGAATCTCATCACATCATTCTTTGTGGGTCTGGTGATGTTCATGCTTAAGCAAGCTTCAGATGAACAGAAGCGCATCCAGATCCTACTTAACAGAACCCGGGAGGAAATTGCCCGTGATCACATCACTCGCGCAGAAGTTCGTGCTGACATGGAAAAGATTATTGAACGCTTTGACTCAGGCTTTGCAAGACTTGAAGCAAAAATTGATGCCCTCGCTGAAAGGAAATGATGATGCAAAATGACCCCCGTAAAGGCCGTGGGCGCCATGGCGACACGAACTACAACCCTAACTACGATCTTGTACCCACCCAAAAAGAGAAGGGTGCGATGCAACAAGAAGTAGAGGATGCCAAGCTCCGCAAGATGGATCAGCGCCCCAACCTTGGCAAGATGTTCAAAGCCGGTGGTTACGTGAAAGCTGCCGATGGATGCGCCAAGCGTGGCAAGACTAAAGGCACGATGGTCGTGATGAAGTAATTCCGTCCATGGACGGAATTTGCTACTAAAGTAGGGGGTAGTATGAAGAAGCGCAGGCGTTTCCAAGAAGGTGGCGACATTCCTGATATAGACCGGGAGCCACTAAGGGATAGCAGCGGCGAGATTGTTAGGGATAGTAGCGGTGAGGCCATCATGTCTGGCAGCACACCAAGGAAGCCCTTGCGCCAAGTTATGTCTGAAATGGACGACCAGCAGGGCATAGATCTTAGCAACATACGTAAAGCCGAGTCTGCGCCGGTACGAACCCCTCGTATTGAATCAGTAGGTGATACAGACCTTGCCGAGCCTAGTACCGCTGGTTTTTCTCGCACACCTTTGAAAACCACGGCCCCGAAGGTTGTAGCAAAGCCAAAGTCAGAGGTTAAATCGCAGCCTAAAGCAGAGGTGAAACCCGTTCCCAAGAAGGATGTCAAAGCTGAGATTGAGAGGCTCAAGGCTTATGACAAACCTATTGAGCGTGTTACACCGGAGATGAATCTTTTTGGCGGACCTTTGCTCAAAGGTCTTAAAGCAGCTGGCGCCGGTTTAGCTGCAAAGATTGCACCGCAAGCGGCTAAGGCTCGCGTTGAACCATCCATCCCGCAGGAAGCGGCTAAAGCGCTTGCCATGGCTCCCAAGCGCGGTGGTGAGTTGGCCACTCGTGGCGGAGAGCTTGCTACAAAGTCTCCCAAAGGAGAGTTGGTTACCAAGGGAAGCGATTTGGTTAAGCGTCGAGAATCCATGGCGCAATTAGAATCGCCTCGCCGGCGTTTGCCTTTTGAGAAGGATATGGGTAAGGCCAGGCTTGAGACTCAAGCCAATAAGCGCAGGCAGCTCGGTGGAACTAGTCGTAGTGAAGATGTGATTGAGATGGGCATGAAGCGCGGCGGCAAAGTAGGATCAGCATCTAGCCGTGGTGACGGTATTGCAAAGCGTGGTAAAACCCGCGGAAGGTATATCTGATGGATAAAATTGGACGTGTCATGAAAGAGTTCAAGGAGGGCAAACTCAAGTCTTCCTCGGGCCAGAAAGTTACTAACCCCAAGCAAGCCATAGCAATTGGCATATCGGAGCAAAAAGCGATGGAAAAGAAACCTGCAAAGAAGATGGCCTCTGGCGGATACATGCACGGTGGCAAGGTGCACGCTTCCAAGATGGGCTCAGTAAAGACTGCCGCTCCTAGTAAAGATGGCGTGGCAACGAAGGGCAAGACCAAAGGAACCATGGTTAAGATGGCCAAGGGCGGACGCTCTTGCTAAGGTGATTTGTGGCACTTCCTGTATTTGATAGTGAATGGTTTGGTCTAGGCGCGGCTGACAAAATTGCGCGGTTTACCGCTGCGGGTACAACGCTTGATGAATTAAGAAGCATTGCCGACGAAGGAACTATTCAATGGATGATCAAAGAGGGCGGGTGGAAACCTCCTCAAGAAACCGTCCAAGAAGTACAGGCACCACCTTCTGATCCCATAGCAGACCTAGCTTCCGAGTTAGGTTTGCCAAAGTTTCTTGTTGCTAATTTAGTAAATGCTGGTTACTCGGCAGGCGAGATTCGTAATATTTACGCTCCTCCCCCGCCAGAGCCTCCTGCGCCAGAACCCGCCCCTCCCTCGCCGCCTCCACCTCCCTCACAACCTCCGCCATCAGGACCAACGCCACAGCAGATAGCTGATTCGCAAAGGTCAAAGTTTGGGATGACCGCGGATGAGTTTAAGACTCGTCTGACGCAAGGAAATCCAAGTGATTTGCTGATGGATCAGCGATTGCTTGAGATAACGCTAGAGAAGTCATGGTCCCCGCAGTTAGCCGTGGACATGGTGAATACGGCTTTTGGTACAAGCAAAACGGTTAATGATTACACCACGGCAATGTCCAAGGTGTTGCAAGATCCAATTACCAAGCTGGTACAGAACGGATCTACGGCAAGTGAAGTTGCTGCGATTGGTAAACAGATTGGCATTGATGACACCACGCTTAATGCAGCCATAAGTACGGCAATCAATACCAAAGCCGCCGAGGATATTGTTAAAGGTGTAACGGCTCTTGTCCCGGCCGGCAAGTCGCTTGGATACGATGCGATTGTTAAATATGCCGATGACAACAAACTAGCCTATGCTGATGTAGCAAATGCTTTAAAGAGTACATTTAAAGACACGACAGCAGAGCAGATCGTTAATTCGATGGTCTATGAAAAAGACCGTCAGCAGATAGACAGTATTGCTAAAGATGTCACGGTAGATGGAAAGACATCGAGATCGGTTGCATTACCTGATGCCATAGCCTTGGCCATATCGCAGGGTATTGAGACCGATAACCTTGCTAAGTTCTTTGGCAAGACGCCTGACGAATTTAAAACGATGGTGTCGGATAACCTGGGGTCAATAGCATCTGCCGTTAACAAGGCTGGTGTTGATGCGTCGATAGGTTTGTCAGACCTTCTTGGTATAAGCAAAGATACGACAAATGCAGCGGTAAGAAGAAATGATTTACAAACGGGTATTAATAGTCTTGCTGTTACTAAAGATGGCAAGAGTTCAATACCCTTAGACAAGGCATTTGAATTTGCCGCAACAAACAAGCTTGGAGATGAGGAGCTTGGCAGCCTGATAGGCATGTCGGTTGCTGATATCACCAAGGCTAGAGATACGATAGCAACCACGGGCAAGTTAAATGATTTAAAAGCGAACGATGGCAAATTAACGCTTAATGAAATACTTGGCGTCGTTGGCGAGAAACAAATGTCCATTGAGGACTTTGTCAAAAACTACTTTGGTAATGACCGGCAAACGTTAACCAACCTGAAAGCCGAAGCAGCGTTTTCTCCACAAGAAAGAGCGTGGCGAGAAACAACGCCATTTGACGGAACCAAAATAGATCAAATTGCAGCATTCCAAGACACTAACAAACTCTCAGATGCTGACATGGAGAGGGTGTTTGGTGTGGCGCCAAAAGATCTTGACACTTATCGTGTCACGTCCGCCATGAATCAGTATGCTGGCGAAGACAAGCAGCTTAGTTATTCAGAGCTGGCCAAGTTTGCTGAAGACAATAAGATGGATTTATCCAAGGTGGTTAGCTATCTTGGAACAGATGAGACGCGGCCAGATATTCTTAAGGGATTAGAAGCTTATGTGGCGGATTCAAAGTTAACGCCACAAGACAGACTGACCACTCAGCTAAACCAGATTACCAAAGAAGGTACCGCTTCAGGAACTTGGGACAAAAACTCAGGCTGGGATCATCACCTAGAGAAGATGGTGAATTACCTGACGGGCTACGGCATTACTGACTTGAACCAGATTGGAACCCGCCAAGAGGTACGAGGAACTCCAGGAACGGGCGATGAAGACGTTAGGGAGCAGGCGGGTTTTACGGCCATAGAAGGAGAGCCTGCACGATCCTACACAGTTTATTTTGACAAGGTAACGGGCAAGGAGTTGCAGGCTGTTCCAACAAATGTCAACGGTGGCATGTGGCGGTTTGGATCAGAAGGCGAAGGAAGTGGCAGCACGGGCTATTTCCTTGGTGATGCTGGTAATGGTAATGCAGGGATAACCAGTAACTGGGAAGAGAAGTATGGTGCCCGAGAGTATGCACTTCCATTAGCCATCATATCGGCTGTTGCTATGCCGTATCTGCTTCCTGAGTTAATTGGTACATCGGTTGCTGGCGTTGAATTGGCGGCGCTCGGCGGAGAAATGGCTGCCGGTACAGGCCTAACAGGGACGCTTATGTCTGCCGGCCTGCCTGCATCTGTAGCGCAGGCAACAGCTACGGCGATTGTTCGTGGCACGTATAACGGTCTGGTATCAGAGGCTGCCGACGGAGATTTCAGCAAAGGATTTATATCGGGTGGCGTGGCACCTGTTCTTGGCCAGATGGCAACAAACTATGCTTACTACAACTTACCGGATGAAATCTTTGCTAATAAAGATGCAATTCTGGTTTCAAGAGCAATTGGTAATGCAGTAACGCAGCTTGTCACTAATGGTGAGTTAGACCTTACAAAAATGGCAGCGGCAAGTGTGACACCTTTTGTTGTAGGTGAGGTGGTTAAGGCAAGTGATGGCACGCTAACAAGCGCCCAAGCCAAGCTTCTTGTAGACACGGTGCTTTCTGGCGGTCAGAACATCACGGCCATGGCTAGCAATCCGTTGGCTGTCTTAAGTTTCGTGCAGAACAATTCCAAGCTATTTGATGAAATAGCTAGTACGGGATCATCAAAATCTAATATCAATTTAACGGGTCTTACCGATGAGCAGCAGGGAAGCCTTGTTGCATCAAGCGATCCGAATACACCTTTGAGCCAGGTCACCATGAATGATGCTGGCCAGTTAGTGGTATCTGGCTCAGGTGAAGATACGGCCATGGCTGCAACAGGGACGGACACGATCAATCAATCAACGTCTGGAACACCAACGGCTACCACTACAGTCACGGCACCTTCTATATCCTCTCCAATCGGAGACCAACTCAAGATAGACACATTAACGCCAACAGGCATTGCATCAGGGACAACGGTCGCAACGCAGCCAGTAACGGTTACGGCGCCCAGCGAAGGTGTTATCGATGAAGCGTTAAAGCTTGATACATTATTACCAGATGCAACAACAGTTAAGACAGAGCCAGTTACTGTAACTTCTACAAAGCTGGGCGACTCAACAGCTACAAAAGTAGATCAAGTTGTACCTGTTGATACAACAACATCAGGCCAACCTTCAGTGACGGTAACAAGCACAGGATTGCCGCTAGACGCTCCTGAGCTAGATATTGACGATTTGATACCAGATTTCAAAGTTGATCCACAAGCACCGATACCTGGCTCAGTAAACGCAGGTACGGTCACTGTTTCATCAACACCGATTATCACGCCGACTGAGTTGGTAACAGACACATTACCTCCATCATCAGTGACTACAGGAACCCCAACGGTTACAACGACACCGCCAGTGTCTACCACTACGACGACTGTACCACCGATCATTTTTACGCCGGATGTCTCTATTCCTCTGACAAAACCAACTACAACAAGTACTACGACGAGTGCGACAACTAATTATGATCAGCCATATGTTGCGCCGCCGGAACTTCCAACTTACTACGGTATGCCGTATCCTAATTACCTACGTCCCTTGGAGCCTTATTTGCCCATGGGATTAGCCGCACTGATGGAGGCGATGAATGCTCAAAAGTCGGGGTATGGGGATTATCAATCCCTCCAAAATGCCGCGCCCAAAATTACGATCCCGACGTGACGATACTGATTTCATTCAGTACGCAGAAGGTGGGAAAGTATCAAAGGTTAATGAGGCTGGCAATTACACCAAGCCTGGCATGAGGAAGCGTTTGTTTAATTCAATCAAAGCTGCCGCTGTGCAGGGGACTGGTGCAGGCCAGTGGTCCGCGAGAAAAAGTCAGTTGTTAGCTAAGCGATATAAAGCTGCTGGAGGCGGGTACAAGTGAAGGCTCCGCAGCAATCCTTGAAAGCTTGGGGGGACCAGAAATGGACTACCAAGAGTGGTAAACGATCGTCTGATACGGGAGAGCGTTATCTCCCAGAGTCAGCAATCAAATCGTTATCTCCACAGGAGTATGCTGCGACCACTAGGGCAAAGCGTGCAGGTAAGGCTAAGGGTAAGCAGTTTGTAGCGCAGCCAAAGACTATTGCCAAAAAGGTTGCACCGTTTAGGAAGGTGGGCAAATGACAACCACGGGAACGACAACATTTAATCCAAACCTGAACGAATACGTTGAGGAAGCGTACGAGCGCTGCGGACGTGAATTGCGATCGGGTTATGATTTGCGAACAGCACGCAGGTCACTCAATCTATTGCTGACAGAATGGGCCAATCGTGGGATTAACTTATGGACCATGGAGCAGGGTGCTATCCAGCTTTATGCCAATCAGATTACCTATCCGTTACCGATTAATACGGTCGATCTTGTTGAAACGGTTATCCGCACAGGGGAAAGTCAAAACCAGACGGACATCAATATCAGCCGGATCTCGGTAAGCACTTACTCAACCATTCCTAATAAGCTAGCCACAGGGCGGCCTATTCAGATCTACATTGACAGGCAAGGCGGTCAAACATATGTCTTTACTGGGACGCTTGCGGCTAACATCACATCCTCTGCTACAACAATACCGATGTCTAGCCTCGCGGGGATACCATATGCAGGATATGCAAACATTGGTTCGGAGACGGTTTATTACTACGGTACTTCAACCCAAGCCGAGAATGTGGCAACAGGTGCTTCGGCTTATGCAACGTTAGACAATGTTGTCCGTGGGCAGAACAACACAACGGCTGCAAGTCATTCATCCGGCGCAGAGGTAAGTAATACCAAGTTTCCTAATGTCACGGTATGGCCGGCCCCGGATCAGGGTTCTATCAGCAGCCCTTATTACACGTTGGTTTACTGGCGCATGAGAAGGCTACAAGACGCTGGTAATGGTGTGAACGTGGAAGACATCCCATTCAGATTCCAAGAGGCTCTGATTGCTGGGTTGGCATATAAGCTATCGATGAAGGTAGAAGGTGGCTTAGAGCGCATGGGAATGCTGAAGGCTCAGTACGATGAAGCATGGGATCTTGCATCTTCTGAGGATCGTGAAAAGGCGCCAATTAGGTTTGTTCCAAGGCAGTCATTCTTAGGAACGGGCGGGTTCTAAATGCCCAATCAGTTTGCCAGTGGTAAGTGGGCCATATCGCAGTGTGATCGCTGCGGGTTCCGCTATAAGCTTAAACAGCTAAAGCCGCTGACAATCAAGACAAAAAATGTCAATATACTGGTATGTCCGACTTGCTGGGAGCCTGACCAGCCGCAATTGCAGCTAGGCATGTTTCCCGTGAATGACCCGCAGGCCGTACGGAATCCTCGTCCCGATTCCAATTCGTATTACCAGTCAGGTTACAACGGGATGCAGACGAACAACACGGTAGGAACAAGCCCGCTTTACACGGGGGTTCCATCTGAAGGAAGCCGAGTTATTGAATGGGGCTTCAACCCTGTTGGCGGTGCAAGATCATACGATTCCGGCATGACCCCCAATCACCTTGTGGGTCAAGCATTGTTGAACAGTGTCACAGCATCATAGGAGCTGACATGAAGGACGACATCAAGCAGGACAAAAAGACGGCAGCGGCTGCTGTGCATAAGCATGAGAAGGCCATGCACCCAGGCAAGCCCCTAACCAAAATGCGTAAGGGTGGACCTACATCAGAGATGATGAAGAAGATGGGTCGCAACCTTGCACGCGCACGCAACCAGGGGTAAGTTATGGCCAAGTACTCTATGAAGCAGGGCGGCAAGGAAGTCGGTCCGGCATCTGTTTACGCAGAGCCGCATACGATGACTGGCGCCAAGGTTGTTGCATCGCCTAATCCAGGCAAGCAAATGCCATACAACATGGATAAGGATTGGCAGCCCACACATGGGGTGGCCATCAATCCTAATAGCCAAGTCAAGACGACTGGTATTAAAATGCGTGGCGCAGGGGCAGCAACCAAGGGTGTTATGTGCCGGGGGCCAATGGCGTGAACTGGGGTGAGCTGAAGACAGCTATTCAGGATTATCTTGAGACGACGTTTGAGACGTCCACGCTCCAGACATTTGCTCAGCAAACTGAACAGCGCATCTTCAATACCATTCAATTCCCATCGCTTCGCAAGAACGTGACCGGGAGTTTGACCAGCGGCAATAAGTATCTTCAGTGCCCGTCAGACTTCTTGGCCGTCTATTCCATGGCGGTGATTGATACGGATGGATCGTATAAGTATCTCCTGAATAAGGATGTGAACTTTATACGCGAGTCATTTCCTACGCCCACGGATACAGGCTTCCCATACTGTTACGCACTATTTGGTCCAGACTATCCGACATTTCCGAAAGAGCTGACGTTCATTATTGGGCCAACACCCAATTCGGGTTACTCGGTAGAGCTTCATTACTTCTACTACCCTTCTTCCATTGGTGCAGGTAATGTGGATGCAACGACCACATGGCTGAGCGATAACTTTGACTCGGTGCTTTTATACGGCTGCTTGGTTGAAGCAAGTACATTCTTGAAGCTTGAGCCTGACTTGATGGCCAATATCAATGGCAAGTACAAAGAGGCATTAATACTGGCCAAACGACTTGGTGATGGACTGGAGCGCCAGGATGCGTACAGGACTGGCCAAGTTCGGGATAAGGTGGTGTAATGGCGATCATTCAAACCCTGACGACGAGCTTCAAGGTTGAAGTGGCGCAGGGTCTTCATAACTTCACCACGGGAACGGGCGATGTCTTTAAGCTGGCCCTATACACCGCCAACGCGGATCTCGGTGCCTCAACGACTGCTTACACGACGGCAGGTGAAGTCAGTGGAACCAATTATTCCGCTGGAGGAATTATCCTCACAAACATCACGCCAAGCTTTCAAGGAACTACTTCTTATTGGTCTTTCCAAAATGCGACATTCACAAACGTCACGTTAACGACCAATGGGGCGCTTATTTACAACTCAACTAATGGAAATCGTTCCGTTGCAGTATTAAACTTCGGGGTTAATATCACTAAAACCGCACAGGACTTGGTGATTACATTCCCGGTTAATGATGCTACCAACGCCGTTTTAAGGATTGCATGATGGAAAAAGCAAAAGCGGGTGATCAAGTTTCTAGCGGGTTAGCCGCTAAAACATCGTGGGGTGAATCGGCTGTGGCCTGCGGTAGGTACTATGCAGAGTGCCATGACAAGGATGGCAACCTCAAGTGGACTGCTGAGGGTGATAACTTGGTGGTTAATGCTGGTCTACAGTATATGGCTGGAACTGCCTTGGTTAGTACAGCGCAGATCACAACGTGGTATGTTGGTCTTTATGGCGCAGCGGCAAGTAATACACCGGCAGCATCAGATACGATGGCTTCTCATGCAGGCTGGACAGAGATTGATTGCTATAGTGATGCAACAAGACCAGCGGCAACATTTGCTGCGGCGACCAATGCGAATCCTTCGGTAGTCACAAACACCTCCAATAAAGCCGTGTTTAATATTGACGCAACGGCAACGGTTGGCGGGGCGTTTCTTACAAGTAATAACACCATCCTTGGAACGACAGGCACGTTATTCTCGGCAGCAGACTTCCAATCGCCGGGGGATCGGTCTGTGGTATCCGGGGACGTCATTAGCTGCACTTATGAGTTCCGTCTTTCTGCATAAATTTATGGTACTCTCCTTAAACTTTTTAAGGAGATGCTATGGATATGCAACTAAACAGGGTATGGCGCGGCATGCATAATCGTTGTTATAACGAGAACCAAAAGTCCTATAAGAACTATGGGGCCAAGGGCATCCGCGTCTGCGAAAGATGGCACGGCAAGCAGGGGTTTAAAAATTTCCTTGCTGACATGGGTGAAAGACCCGAAAAAGGAACCATTGAGAGGATCAACTCAAATGGCAACTACGAGCCTTCAAACTGCCGATGGGCAACACGACTTGAACAGGCTAACAACAAGTCAAACAATCGGTACATTACGATTGAAGGCGTGACGCAAACCAAATCGCAGTGGGCCAGACAGTACAACATTGGTGTCGCAATTTTTCATCAAAGGTTGCAAAATGGTATGGAGCCATTGGAGGCTTTGAAAAAGCCAGTGGCAAAAAGATCAAACTCAACCCTTTCTGATGATGACGTAAGAGAAATTCGTGACACCTATCCACTGATGACCGCAAGCGCACTTGGGGTAAAGTTTGGCGTTAGCAAAAAAGCGATCTTGAACATACTTCATAATAGGACGTATCAAGATGTGCAACAGAGTAAGGTGTCATGAGTGAAGGCGGCTGGGGATCAGGTGCATGGGGATTTGGGCCTTGGGGCAGGTCAGCTTATGATCGTTCTGTTCTTGAACTGGCTTCAGGAAACGACACAGTTGCTGTGCCGGGGGTTGAGTATCCAGCATCTATTCTTGAAGCCGCATCGGGCAATGACCTCATGGCAGGCAACCCATACTTTGCCACCGATATTATTGAAGCAGCCAGTGGTACAGATACAATTGCAGGGGCTGCTAATTTTGGTGGAACGATTATTGAAACATCTGCTGGTGCAGACAGTATTTCAGGTTCAGCAAGCTTTATTAGTTCTGTGCTTGAGAATGCGGCTGGTAATGACCTTGTTTCAATCAACGTGGAAATGCAGCTATCTGTACTTGAAAACGCATCTGGTGCTGATAGCATCTCTGCTGTATTGTTCTGGGAGCAGATCAATACTTCTCAAACCGCTAATTGGACTGAGATAACGACATGACAGTCAATTACACATCCCTTTTGGCCCTCGGTCAGCCTGTCACGGGCACCGAGTCTGGAACTTGGGGCGACGATGTCAACAACGCCGTTACCTCATACCTTGATATTGCAATTGCGGGTACACAGACATTAAGCACTGACGGTGATGTCACGCTGACCCTGACGCAAGGTACAAGTTCAGCAACGAATATTGGGACGACATCAGCCCAGTACATGATCCTGAACTGTACGGGATCAAGAACAGCACTCAGGTATATCAACGTACCCAATAGCAGTAAAGCCTACATTGTGATGAACAACACCTCTGGTGGGTTCAATGTCACGATCAGGGGAAGCACTGGGCCTACGACAGGTATTTCAGTCGCCCCCGGCAAACAGACTTGGGTAGCTTGGGATACCAATGCAGGTGATTTTAGAGAGATTGCATCAGGTGATGTAGATGGTCCTTCGTCCGCCACAGATAACGCAGTGGCTCGGTTTGATGGCACCACGGGTAAGATCATCCAGAATTCAGCCGTAACGATTGCTGATACCACGGGTGACATCACAGGCGGTGCTTATAACAAGGTCACGATTACAGCCCCGGCATCCAGTGCAACACTTACGATTGCTGATGGAAAGACGCTAACCGCAAGTAACTCGATCACGCTAGCGGGTACTGATAGCACGACAATGACTTTCCCCGGCACAAGCGCGTCGGTGGCAAGAACGGATGCAGGTCAGACTTTCACAGGTACGAATACGTTTAGCTCGGCTCCAGTTGTTTCGGCGCTGACTGCAAGCAAGCCTGTCTTTACGGATAGCTCCAAGGGATTAACGTCCACAGGAACTTTGGCAACGGATCAGGGCGGTACGGGGCAAACAAGTTATACGGCTGGTGATCTTGTTTACTACGCAACAGGAACTGCGTTTACGAAACTAGCCATAGGCGCAAGTACAACCATCCTGACCTCATCGGGTTCAGCACCTCAGTGGACTGCGGCTTCAGGGGTGACGATTGGTACGGCGACTAACCTTGCAGGTGGTGCAGCCGGGTCGGTGCCTTATCAGACGGGTTCAGGGGCTACGAGCTTCTTGTCTATCGGTACAGCTAATTTTGTTTTGACCTCTACAGGATCTGCGCCAACTTGGACCGCTAATACAGGTACGGGAAGCGTGGTTCGGGCTACATCACCGACACTGACAACCCCTGTGCTTGGTGCAGCAACAGCAACGAGTATTAATGGCTTAACGGTTTCAACAACCACGGGTACGTTAACGCTGGCTAATGGTTCATCGTTAGTGACATCAGGCGCTAACAGCATCACGTTAACGTCAACAGGCGCAACGAACGTCACGCTTCCCACATCAGGAACGCTTGCAACAACCGCAGGTACTGTCGGTACGATTTCGTTTGGAACCACGGGGCTAACACCAAGCACGGCAACATCGGGTGCGGTAACGGTTGCAGGTACGTTGAGTCCTGCTAATGGTGGTACTGGGGTTGCGAACAACGCGCTGAATACGCTTACCTTCACAGGTAACTACAGTCTTGGGCTGACCTTAAACGGCAATACATCAGTCACGCTACCTACGACAGGTACGTTGGCAACGCTGGCAGGTGCAGAAACCCTGACCAATAAGACGATTAACGGTGCCAATAACACCATCAGTAACATCAACCTAGCATCCCAAGTCACGGGTACGCTTTCGATTGGTAACGGTGGTACGGGTAATACCGCGACTCCAACGAACGGTCAACTGCTGATTGGTAACGGATCGGGTTTCTCGATTGCCACACTGACCGCAGGTTCGGGGATCACGGTTACCAATAGTTCGGGTGGTATCACGATTGCTGCTTCGGGCGGTGGTGGTTCGGGCACGGTTACTTCGGTTGCACAGTCTTTTACGGGTGGTTTGATTTCCGTATCAGGCTCACCGATCACCACATCAGGAACGCTTGCATTAACGGTTGCTGGTACATCGGGCGGTATTCCTTACTTCTCTAGTGCGTCAACTTGGGCAAGTTCTTCTGCTTTAGCGGCTAATGCGATTGTGATTGGTGGTGGCGCAGGTGCAGCGCCGAGTACAACGACAACGGGTACGGGTGTTGTCACAGCCGTTGGTAATGCAGTCAACACTTCAGGCGGTTTTGTTACTCAATCAGGGACATTAGCCGCAAGCTCCTTACTGATTGGCGGTGGCGCATCAACAGCTATCTCATCAACAACCACAGGCGCAGGGATTCTGACCTTCTTGGGTACGCCATCGTCGGCTAACCTTGCAGCGGCTGTAACGGATGAAACGGGTTCAGGGTCATTGGTCTTTGCAACAAGCCCAACTCTGACAACGCCAACACTTGGCGTGGCTTCTGCAACAAGCATTAACAAGGTAGCGATCACGGCACCAGCTACAAGCGCCACGTTGACCTTGGCTAACGGTTCTACGCTGGCAACATCAGGTGCAAATAGCATCACCCTAACATCCACGGCATCTACGAACGTGACGTTGCCAACGTCAGGAACCCTTTCTACAACTGGATTTGCTATTGCTATGGCATTAGTCTTCGGAGGTTAACATGGCGGCCCCAAATATAGTTTCTGTAACGAGTATCGTGCCACACACGGTATCTATCACCCCTGCTGATACCTCACGAAATGCTCTAGTGACGGCACCATCCACAGGGGCAACGCATAAGATCAACTCGATCTTAATAGCGAATATTGATGGAACAGCGTCGTATTACGCCACAGTAGAATTAAGGCTGGCAGATGGCACAACGTATCGATATTTATCCTATTTGGTATCTGTTCCAGCGGGTGGCACGGTGGAGTTGATGACCACAGGGACGTCACTTTATTTGCTAGATACAAGCGTGTCGGGTGAAGCTTCAACACTGTGGGCGACGAGTTCCACAGCATCTAAATTGACGTATACCTGCTCTTACACGACGATTTCTTAAGGTGTAGATCATGGCTCAATTTCCTTCTCCGACAAATGCTAGTGGTATTTGGGGTTTAAATGAAGTTAGAAATGCGTTGATGGGTGGTAACTGGCCGCCTCAAGCTATCAACGTCCAATTTCTTGTTGTTGCTGGAGGCGGTGGTGGTGGGGGCGTGATTGGTGGTGGTGGGGGCGGTGGCGGTTTAATAACGGACACTACAGATGGCCTCTATTTAAAATTAGCAACAAATTACACAGTTACTGTAGGGGGTGGCGGTTCTGGCGGACCTTCCTCAGGCGGAGGAGGCAATGCAGGAACTCAAGGAAGTAATTCGGTTTTTAGTACGATAACAAGCACAGGAGGTGGAAGAGGTGCTTACAGTGTTGCTTCCGGGAATGGCGGTAGTGGCTCAGGAGCGCCGGGAAGTGCGCCTCCGGGTAATACTTTCGGTGGATCGGGAAATACACCTTCAGTAACTCCTTATCCTTCACAAGGTAATAATGGAGGGACATCTCCTAACTCTAATACTTGTGCCGGTGGTGGTGGCGGTGCAGGAGCCGTTGGTGGTAATGCTTCGGCGTCGCCAAATGTAGGCGGCAATGGCGGAGCCGGTCTTTCCTCTTCTATTTCAGGATCGTCAGTAACTTATGCTGGCGGTGGTGGTGGTGGTGCTTTTTCTGGAACTGGCGGAACCGGTGGATCTGGAGGAGGTGGTGCAGGAAGAGGAGGTAGTACAGTTGGTGGAGCTGGAACGGCAAATACAGGCGGCGGTGGTGGTGGTGCTGGATATTCTGGATCAGATGTAGCAGGAGGTGCAGGTGGTTCTGGCGTAGTAATTCTTAAATATCCTGATACCTACACAATCTCCAATCCGGGTGGAGGGCTAACTTTTAGCACACCTGCGGCGTCAGGCGGCTTTAAGGTAACAACATTCACGGCTGGGACAGGAAGTGTGCAATGGACTTGAGCATACATAATTTGTTCCCTACTGCTGTTGGATTTGCTGAACTTAACAGACCCTTGTCAGATGAGGAGTTGTTCTTTGTCCGTCAGTTAGAGACAAGACAAAACACGGGGAATACTACAAGCACAGATAATTTTGTCTTGCGTAGCCCTGTTTTGACTTCACTACGGTCGTTTATTGAAGATTCGGTTGCTGAGTATTTCAAAGCCACAACGAATCCAAAACACGATGTCACGTTACGGGTGACGCAAAGCTGGGTTAATTATTCAGAACCTGGGCAGTATCACCACAAACACGCACACCCAAATAGTTTCATCTCAGGGGTGTTCTACATTCAGACCAATCCTAACGACAAGATTTATTTTTACCGATCAGGCTGGCAACAAATCAAGTTTCCTCCGGCTGAGTGGAATACCTACAATTCAGAGTCTTGGTGGTATGAAGCTGTAGCAGGCAAACTTATTCTTTTTCCTTCTTCGTTAGAGCATATGGTGCCGACCGTTGAAGGGGATGTGGTCAGAATTAGTTTGAGTTTTAATACGTTTCCCGTTGGAATGGTCGGCGAGGAAGTAGATTTAACCGCACTTAGATTGGAGGCGTAATGGCGCACTATGCTTTCCTGGATGAAAATAATCTTGTAACGGAAGTCATCACCGGAAAAGACGAGGGTGAAGAAGGTCGTGATTGGGAGCAATGGTACGGCGACTTCCGAGGGCAAGTTTGCAAGCGCACTAGCTACAACACGGTCGGTGGCATTCACAGTAAAGGCGGCATACCATTCCGCAAGAACTATGCAGGGATTGGCTACGTTTATGACGCACAGCGCGATGCTTTTATCCCACCAAAGCCTTTTAACTCTTGGGTGCTAGTTGAACAAACCTGTCAATGGGAAGCACCTGTAGCGATGCCAACCGACGGGCAGATGTACTCATGGGATGAAGCGACCACTTCGTGGAAAGTCAATGAACCCGCTCAAGCTTGATCTCACACTTGATGAAGTCAACACGGTATTAGATGCGCTAGGGAATCTGCCCTATAAGCAAATAGCACCGTTGTTTGAGAAGATCAAATCCCAGGCTGTAGCGCAGTTGCAGCCAGAGGAACCCAAGGCTGATCCGCAGTAACGATCATGGACGACAAAACCCACGAACTAGCGGTTCTCAAAGCGCAAGCCAAGATCAAGCTAGAAGAACTAAAGGCCCAAGACTCTGCCAAGGAAGTTGCTGGCAAAGCGATTGGCGAGGACGGGCTTCTTTACATCTTCCTCATCGTACTCGTGGGTGTCGGCGCATCCCTGTTCTTAGAGGGCGAGAAAATCGCTGCCGTTATGGGACTTCTTGGCGCTTCGCTAACTGCCTTGATTCAAATGCTCAATGGCATTGCAGGCACCGCTGCCAAACAGGAAAAGCCAGAGTTTGAAGTCATCAAGGATCTTATCCATCGTCTTGACAAACTAGACCGTGCCGAGCAACCCATGCAAGTTGATGTGGAAGGCACCAAGGTAACAGTTAAGAAGGGCCAAGATGTTGTAACCGCTAAGGGGTAGTCATGCTTTCACTGTTATCAACGCTTGGTGGTTTGCTGATCTCAGGCCTCCCGAAACTCCTTGATTATTTCCAGAATAAAGCTGATCAAGCCCATGAGCTTGAGTTAGCAAGGATGCAATCGGAGCGCGAACTGGCCTTAGCCAAGGAAGGTTTTATAGCCCAACAGCGGGTGGAAGAGATCCGCACTGATCAGATTGCCATGCAGACTGACGCTCAAATGACAGTCGCTGCGCTAGACCATGACAAGATGGTGATGGAGAAAAGCTCCCGGTGGGTTGTTAATTACATCGGCACCGTAAGACCTAATGTCACTTATCTGCTGATCCTTGAACTGATTGCTGTTAATGCGGTACTTGCTTATTACGTTTGGCATCACCCGCATCTTGTGCAATCTATGGAGGATTTAATCAAGGTTGCTGAGATTATCTTTAGTGATGATGAGATGGCGATGCTTGGCGGCATCATAGGGTTTTGGTTTGGCTCTAGAAGTTGGAACAAAAAGTGAAGACAGGGCAAGCGGGTATTGAGTTGATGCACCAGTTTGAGGGACGCAAGCTCAGGCCTTATCTTTGCCCTGCTCACCTGTGGACCATAGGATACGGCCATGTGCTGTACCAAGATCAGATCAAATTACCGGTAGTGAGGAAAGATGGTTATACCGGCATTATTCGCAAGGAGTACCCGCTCGCAACCAAAGATAATCGTGCTTGGACGCAGGAGGAGGTTGATCGCCTTTTTGAGGATGATCTCGTCAGTTTTGAACGCGGTGTTCTGCGAATGTCTCCTAATCTTGCTGGCAGTCAGTCACGCTTCGACGCTGTTGTCTGTTTTGCGTTCAACTGCGGAGTCGGTAATTACCAGCGGTCTACGATAAGGATGAAGAACAACCGTGGCGACTATGAAGGTGCGGCAGAAGCGTTTATGATGTGGACTAAGGGCGGAGGCAAAGAATTACCAGGATTGGTGCGCCGCCGCAAAGCTGAAAAAGCTCTGTATCTCGCGGGGTAAATCGTGCCACTGTCCAAAATACTATACCGCCCTGGTGTAAATAAAGAGAACACTCGTTATACTTCTGAGAACGGTTGGTATGTCTCTGACAAGGTTCGTTTCCGCCAAGGCACGCCTGAAAAAATAGGCGGCTGGTTACGCATCTCACAGGCCACATTTCTTGGTGTCTGCCGATCCTTGTGGAACTGGGTAACGCTTTCCAATTCTAACCTGCTTGGCGTAGGAACCAACCTCAAGTATTACATTGAGCAGGGTGGTGCTTATTCCGACATCACTCCCATACGTTTAACCCAATCAGTCACTTTTGCTGCGGTTACTGCCTCCCCCTTCTCATCGACCATCACGGTTACATCGGCAAGCCATGGGGCCATTACCGGGGATTTTGTCACCTTCTCAGGGGCGGTGAGTCTTGGCGGAAACATCACGGCAGCGGTACTTAATCAACAGTATCAAATAGATTCTGTACCTACATTAAATACCTTTACCTTTACTGCCAAGAACCCAAGCACGGGTGCAACTGTCACCTCCAATGCTTCGGATGTTGGTAATGGTGGTGGGTCTTCGGTTGGCGCTTTTCAGGTCAATACCGGTCCTGGTATTGCTCAGGTTCCTCTGATTGGCTGGGGCGCAGGTGCTTGGGGCAGTGGCTCATGGGGCGTTACGCCACAGGTTACAGACCCGCTTAGGATATGGAACGCAGGTAACTGGGGCGAAGACCTTGTGTTTGGACCGAGGGCGGCTGGTATTTATTACTGGGATGCAACCAACGGTATATCGAGCAGGGGCGTAGCACTTAGCAGTCTTGGCGGCACGGTAACGATTACGATTGCATCGCCGGCTGTTGTCACGTTTGGTGTGGTTCTTGCAGAGGGTACTTCTGTATCGTTTACAACGACTGGGGCGCTTCCAACGGGTCTATCTGTTGGCACAACGTACTACTTGCGTAATGTATCTGGGCTGTCGGCAAACCTTTCTTCCACGCCAACGGGTTCGGTGATCACGACAACTGGTACTCAGTCAGGTACGCATTCCATGGTTCTTGAGGATGTACCAAAGTACCAGTACTCACTGATCATCTCTGATGCCTTGCGGTATCTCATGGTCTTTGGATGTAATGACATCGGAAGTACCGTGGCTGATCCTATGCTTATTCGCTGGTGCGATCAAGAATCCTTGGTGGATTGGCTTCCGTCTGCAACCAATACAGCAGGATCAATCAGGCTTTCCCATGGGTCGCAGATCATTACGGTCCAGCAGACACGTCAAGAGATCCTTGCGTGGACGGATTCAGCTCTCTTTTCCATTCAGTACCTAGGGCCGCCGCTGGTCTTTGGTTCTCAAATCCTTGCGGACAACACGTCCATCATTGGGCCAAATGCTACAGCGGTGGCATCTGGTGTGACCTACTGGATGGGCGTGGATAAGTTTTACCTGTACAACGGACGTGTTCAGACGCTTAACTGCGACCTACGCAGATATATCTTTAATGATATAAATCGTTACCAGAACTTCCAGGTATTTGCCGGGACCAATGAAGGTTTCAACGAGGTTTGGTGGTTCTACTGCTCGGCTAATTCCA